CATTCCCCGTCATGTTGACACCGATTGCGCGTTCTCCCGCTCCCGATTGTGCAACTCTGTCGTCTAATGAACCAAATTTTACGAACGTGTAATGCTCGCTAGCTCCTTCGACGCAGTAAGTTTTCATTTGTGGTTGAATATAACTAGACATAAAGCTCCTTTTTACTCACCAAGTTTATAATATTTTTCTGCAAGTTTCTTGTCCTCTGCGAGAACAACCGAAATTGCATCTGTCATGTCGATTCCGTCCTTCGTTGCCCTTGCTTCTGCAAGTTCAAGAACTTTGTCCTCAACATCGTCAACGTCGATTGTCTCCGTTGGCGTTTTGTTGTTTCCGCTCTCGTCAAGCTTAACAACTTTCTCATTCATTTCAGCTAGTGAAAAGTATGAGTTGAACGATTCTTTTTCAAGCTTCATTGCAATTTCTTTTTGAGCGTTTGAGATTTTACCCTCGCTTAAAAGAACGTTCAATTTCGCCTCTTTTTCGTTCTTCTCTTTTTCTTCCGCTAGTTCAACATTGTCTTTCGACATTGATTGAATCTTACTCATGAGTTCTTCAATTGTAGAAACACCAAGGTCTTTCATAATTGAATCAATCTGTGCAAGCTTAACTTCCGAATCAGAGAGATTTTTTTCAGTGTCACCGAGTTTTTCTTCGACTTCACTTAACTTGATAACTTTCGCATCAAGTTCTTTTTGCATTTCCTCGACTGTTTTCATGTCTTGGTTCTCCTTGATATTGGTTTTAGAAAATTCACTCAACTGCATGACGGAATTCATTCTCTTAATTACAGGGCGGTTTGTGAGGCCAGCACCCAAGAGAACGGCACCCAACGATTGAGTGTGGTTTTCATTATCTTTATAATCCGGGTCAAAGTCCGCGCTTAGATAAGCGAATTCTTTGTCGGAAAGCGTTTTCGTTCCTTTCGGCGTCCAATCAACATCGGCCCATAATTGGTGTTCGATCATTGGTTCGCCTGTGATCTCGTCCGCTTCCGCAAGGGTAACTTCGCGAACATGAATTCCCTTGATCCATCCCGCCGCTTCTTTTTCAGAGTCGTGAGAATAATCAATCATCACTTCGATTCCGCGGACTTTCGCGTCGTGGTTTCTAACCATTTCGTCGAATAGTTGACGAGTGATTTCAACCTTTCCATATTGACTGTGATAAAAAGTGCAAGTTCTCATCAATTGAACTTGATTTGAAATTTGCTCGATTCCGTTTCCTTCGGCAAGCTTAATTGGAATAGTCCTAAAATGTTTCATGTTCGAATTCCTTTTCAATCATTGTGACTCGTTTTTTGATTCGAGTCAACAATTGCCCGGACAAACGGCCTGGCCTACTTCGGCCAAGTTGATTGATGCTTTTTGGTTTTCCGTCGGAGTAAAGTTTTCCGTCGGCGGGTTGTTTGTTGTTTGCGAAGTATTTGCAACGACGTAAGTTTTGCAATTGAAATGTAATGGTGGCCAATATAAATCAACGTTCGGATCGTCCGACTTCATTGTCACACCATTAAGTCCTTTGCATATTGATGTTACGGGAGAGTTGTTAATCCAAGTAAAAGACTCAACACCTCCGTCTTTCATAATCTCTTGAAAGAAATCTTTCCTCGCGGCGTTTATCATAGTCGAAGCATTTAGCAATGAACCGGTTGTTGTCATTGGCCCGTCAATTTTTGTTTCTATTTGATTCACCAAATGATTCTCGAATTCATCGACTGTCGGGAACTTTTCAAAGCTTTGCGAATAGTTTAAATCAGTCGTTTTGATTATCTCGCCGGTGTTTAGGTCAACCAATGAATCGACGATTCCCTCGATTCTGGCCAACGTCCTTTTACTAAGTTTATCAATTTCTGCAAGCTTTATTCGGAATGCAGTCTCCGAAAGTTTTATGTTTTTATATTTTGAATTTTCTTGTTTAACTTGTTCGACTGCGGAGTTGTATTGTCTCGCGAGTTCTTCTCGGAGTTCTCTTTTGTATTGTTCGGAGTTGATATTGTATTCTTTCGGCGGGGCGACCTCTTGTGTTTCGTTCGATTTGGACAAGTGTTGCGCGGCTTTTTTGGCAATATCAACTCCGATTTTTTTAAGGTTTGAACTCATGATCAACCTTAATTTTTCAGCATCATTTTCAATTCTTTCCTCTACAGGATCATTTGACTTTTTTTTTAAGTCCTCTTTTTCCTCTGCTAACTTTCTTGGAATTGGAGGCGGTGTTCCTGGCCCTGTCGTTGGGATAGCTCTCGAAGTTGTCTCGTCTCTCTCTGTTAGACCAAAACGTCTCCTTAAACTTTCCTCAAGTCTGTCGTCCGCGGTGATAACACCTTTCTCGACTAAGCTCCCGACAATGTCCGCAAGTTCTTTCCCGGCACGATCTGAAATTCCTTTCGCGCTTAATTCAACCAATTGTTTTTGTTCTGGAAAGTTCAATCTTATGAGTGTTGGAATAAGTTTTTGATTTATTGTTTCTGCTATTTGCTCGGCAACATATTCAAGGCCACCGAGAAAAAAGTCTGATAGGTCAAAGCTCAATGAATAAGAACCCGTTCCCGTTTGTCCAAGTTCAAGAAAGTTTGCAAGTGCCGCGTTTACGATCTCAACGTTTTCTTGATTTACAACGTCTCTTATTTTTGAAGCATCAAAAGGATTTGAGTTCAAAGTTATTTTCCAACCAAAAGGAACCGTCAAATAATTACATTGATGGGAAACATATTTCTTCATTGAATAAAGTGCTTTCTTGTATTCGGGAGAGTTTTGTTTACCCTCTGGAATTTCTAAGATGGGAACCGGGATTGCATACTTTTCAATACCCGCGGCGATCATCTTAAGGAAATTATTCTTTCTTAACCATGGGCCATAAGCGGGGCGCAGTATTGAAATACCTTCGTAATTGTCACCCTCTTTTTCAAGTGCGAAATGCAATAAGTATTCCGCACCGATTGTAATGTTCTTTTGTTTGTCTCCGTTTGCTTCTTGGTAAACGCTTTCAAGTTGCCCGTCACGACAAACGTTCCAACGCTCAATTGTTCTTTGTGAACGAAAAGCGAGAGACTTAATTCCGTTGTATGATCCGAACACCTCGTCGTTCAATACCGCTGAATAAGTAATTTCAAAAAGAGAGTAACCGAAATCAATGCAAGAAAGTGCCTCGTGTAAAAACGATTTCCAAGTCTTGCCAATACCACCGTCGAAAAGAATCATTTCGATGAAAGCTTTTTGAATCATTCCCTCTTTTGTCTCATCGCCCTTTTCGTTCACTTCCCAACTCGCGCCCTTGATTGGGTTTTTCATTGCGGACAAAACCATTTTAACTTTTGGATCGGATCGTCTCATTCTATCGTATATGTCGGCGGCTTGCGTTCCCGTCAACTCTTGCAAATACTCTTCTTGTATATAACCGGAATACATTTCCGTGCCGGTTGAACCAACCTCAACAATTTTTACCGGAACACCACCGACGTCAAACTCGGTTTCTTGGTTCTCTTTGTTTTCTTCGTAGTCTATATTTTCCATGCTACCACTCCGGGTTTTCATTTAAAGGTTCTATCTCATCATTATAGTTGTCTTCGTCGTCGCCTGTCCACTCATCGGCCTGGCCAGTATTGAGCAAACGATTTATCGCTTGGGTTTCTGCATCGACGGCGTCGTCAAATTTTCCAAAAGGAAAGGAGACGATTTCGGTTTCATGATCACCAACCCAAGGAGCTACGGACTCGTGAGGATAAATTATATTTCCCGCTTCATAGAAAGGAGTAACGGCATTTGCTCTCGCGGTTTTTGATTCGGTTGGATTGTACGCGACTAGGCCCGGGATTTCTTTCTTGAGCATTGCGATCAATGCCGTTCCGTTTGCCTTGTCCTCTATTAACTTCAAGGGGCAATCGTCATGCTTGTCTGAAAATTGTTTAAACACTCGGAGCATTGTTGGAAAATCCATGCGCTCTCGTATTCTATCAATGAGATAAACTCGAGAACCATATTTCCAATAAACAGACATGACGACAAAGTCACTCGTGGCCTTATCTTTGAAAGCGCAGTCAACGGAAATCATTTTTTGTGACCAAGCAACATCGGGTAAAACTTTCCAACGCTCTGACAACCATGATCGAAGAAAGATCGCTCCGTCTCCGGGTGTTGGTTGTTGTTGGTATAATGACGACCAAACTTTTGAACCTACAGACGCTTTGATTTTCTTCAATCTCTTAACTGGATATTTACCAGGCCACAACGCCTCACCGATTTGCCTCGGATCACTTTCGTTGAACTCGGTTTCTTTTATTGCGGGGAACTCGAAAATTGTCCACTGGTCGGCGTCGGGATCGGCCTTGGCCTTCTCGATCAATCGTCCCGCAATATCATCTTCGTGCCAACGTGTAAGAATAACGAGAATGGCCGCCTCGTTCTTTGCTTCTTTCCCTTCATTCTCGACGTCTCCCTCGAGTCTTGTGTATAGAGTTGACGTGTACCAATCCCAAACCTTTTCGCGCATGGTTTGCGAGTTGGCTTCCTCCATGTTTTTGATTGGATCGTCAAGGAGAATAAAATTCCCCCCGGTTCCGGTGATTCCCCCGCCGACTCCGGCGCAACGATAGGAACCCTCTTTCCCTACAATTTCGAACTCGGTTGAGT